GATCGACCAGCGAAGTTTAAGGCTGGAAAAGCGTGTCGATGATCTGTTTGTTTTAATTACTAAGTCATAATTTAATTATGGCTACTAAACGCAAACCAAAGAAAAAGCCAGTACGTAAGCGCAGGACTACTAAAGAGCCTGTACTTACTAAACTGGATTTTTGGGCAATAGCAGCTAATGAGGTTTATATGGCGTGCCGTAAATCTGGAATGGATGAGGGCACAGCTTTAGCCTTTGCGATGGATAGGTCAAGTTATCCAGACTGGATCGTAGATACAAAAGATCCTATTAAGAATCCACTTGACGATTTTGATGAGGATGACGATTAAGCGTTGGCTAGTAATATCCGACCTACAGGTGCCCTATCATCACGAAGCAGCTGTAAAGAATGTAATCAAGTTAGCGAGGCGTGAGAAGTTTGATTCTGTATTGGTGGTCGGGGATGAAATTGATTTCCAGTCGATTAGTAAGTGGGCCGATGGCACACCTTTGGCTTATTCAGAAGACCTACACGCAGATCGTGAGCTATGTAAGCAGATACTCTGGGATCTCGGTGAGTACAGTCCAGAAATGCATATTATCCGCAGTAATCATACTGATCGCCTATATAACACTTTATTAAAAGTACCTGGCTTAATCAATTTACCTGAGTTACAATACCCAGCTTTTATGGGATTCGCTGAGATGGGTATGACCTACCACAAAACAGCTTATGAATTTCACGATAATTGGTTACTCTGCCACGGCGATGAGGGCAATATCAGCCAGCACGCTGGAATTACCTCGCTTAACTTAGCCAAGAAATTTGGAAAATCAGTTTTGGCAGGGCACAGCCACAGGCTTGGTATGAGTGCCTATTCAGAGGGCGTAAACGGCTATTACAGGGCTTTATATGGGGTAGAGGTAGGAAACCTTATGGATCGTAAAAAAGCCTCTTATATCCGCTATGGAAGCGCAAATTGGCAGATGGGCTTTGCTATACTAGAAGCCAGCGGTAAGACCCTGACACCGACCCTGGTGCCAGTAAATAAGGATGGCTCATTTACAGCATTAGGCAGACACTATGGGGCTTAATACAGAGTACGCCGAGCGCACTATCGATGACCATATCGATGACCTCGAAGATATTAACGTTATCTAATCGTTATAATAAAACAGCTTTAAATAATCCACAAAGTCGTACACAGGTGCAACACTATGCCTGTGCCACAAAGTATGTGCGCATAGATTGGGCTACAAAATGACACTTGAACTAGCTGTATATTTATTTATAGGGCTGAGTATGGCTTATTGGCTATTACTTATGCGGATTGATGATATGAAGCAAACGCATTACTGGCGAGGCCGTAAAGATGGCTGGGATATGCACCGACGTATGATTCAAAACAAGATCAAAACCGATGAGGTATTTGACTGTGACAAAAACTGAGAAGCTGCTAGCAGATGTTGTCGATTTGGTGCATACAAGGGGATCGGTCTATGGTCACCCTTACACAAACCATAAAAGGATCAGTGAATTGTGGTCGGCATACCTCGACCATCCAGTTACGCCTAGTCAAGTCGCATTATGTATGGCGCTCGTCAAGGTTTCTAGGCTTACTGAGTCTCCAGGCCACAGTGACTCGATCATCGATGCACTTGCTTACATTTCGATATACCAGACAGTCCTTGACGCAGAAGCCGACATCAATTTTACCTGGGGGAATGACTAATGGCATTTAATTTAGCAGATTACGAAACAGTCGAAAGCCGACTAGAAAAGTTTTGGAAGGAGTATCCAGATGGAAGATTATCTACAAAGATCGAGCAGGCCACAGACACTAGATACATTGTTAGTGCTCAACTATTTAAGACAGAAGCCGACCCCCAAGCGTGGGCGACTGGCCTTGCTAGTGAAAGCATTAGTGATCGGGGTGTCAATTCAACTTCTGCACTGGAGAATGCTGAGACTTCAGCGATCGGCAGAGCGCTTGCAAATGCAGGTTATGCAGCTAAGGGCAAAAGGGCTAGCCGAGAGGAAATGACAAAGGTTGCAAGTTATTCACCACCAGGATCTAGGGCGAGAGCTGTAGAGAATGTGTTGCGTGCTAGTTTTGCAGAAGACAAACCAACTGTATGGAGTGTTGGTGATGCAATAGAAGCTATACCAGTTAATCCTAAAGCACAAGAATGCAAACACGGCGAGATGATACTTAAAGAAGGTGTGGCAAAGACTGGCAAGAATTACCACGGCTATGTATGCAGTGCTGCAAAGCCTGACCAGTGTGAAGCTAGGTGGGCAAAACTTACAGCTGCTGGATCTTGGTTCTTCCCTAGTGATAGCGAGGGAGGTGAGTAAATGGGATATGTTGAAATTATACGTGATGGGTTCACTCTACGCTTAGAAGATGATAAGCGAACCCTCACGCCATCGATTGACCTATGTGTAGCTTGTAATGATGACAGGCTAATACATTCTGGTAATTTCTTGGTTTGCACTCAGTGTCACTGTAGGCAATAAGGAGTTTATCATAATGCACCCACAATTTCGATGTAACGGCTGTAAGCGTGACACCGAGTTCCTATGGCTAAATAAGCTGGATACGCCAGATGGATTTAAAGCTTATCAGTGTATGGACTGTGGTTGCGTTGGCGTTAAAAATGTAGTAGAGGCTTTGCATATACCAGACTCGGATATATGCAGATGTGATAAGTGTGGTGGTTGGAAGTTTGAAGCCGTGGTCTGCCACACTTGTCAACTGATTGGAGCAAAGTAATGCCTACATACGAATACAGCTGTAATGAATGCGGCACTCATGGATCTGTTCATCGATCTTATGATGATGACAGTGCGCCTATGACTTGCCCACGTTGTCATTTACAAATGAACAGAATTTATAGCGCACCTGGCCTCATATTTAAGGGTGGTGGCTGGGGTGGTCAAAAGTGAAAATAGGCTCACTGTGTACTGGCTATGGTGGTTTGGATATGGCTGTAGAAGCATTCTTTGATGCTGAAATGGTGTGGTGTGCTGAGATAGACAAGTATGCTAGCCAACTTATTATTACAAGATTTAATAAACCAAATTTAGGCGACATTAAACAAATTGATTGGGCTAGTGTTGAGCCAATAGATATTCTTACAGCTGGCTATCCTTGCCAACCATTTAGCCACGCAGGTCAACGAAAGGGCACAGAGGATGAGCGACATATATGGCCATACATCATTGAAGCAATTAGCATTTTACGACCAAGTATTATCATCTTGGAAAATGTGCGAGGACATCTCAGTCTCGGATTTAAAGAAGTTCTCAAAGACCTTGCCGAAAATGGGTATGATGCAAGATGGCAAGTTGTACGAGCGAGTGATGTGGGAGCGCCCCATCAAAGGGCAAGATTATTCATTATTGCCTACCCCAACAGCGAGCGATCACAAATACAGGTTAAAAGGCAAATCACAAGCGAGCCAGAATTTGCAGGCTTTAGCCATTATGAAATTATTGCCAACACCGACAGCAATGCACGTGAGAAATCACGACGAGCCGATCGAGAAATATCAGAAAAGGGTGCAGGATTACGAAGAAGGCAGGACACTAGGCAAACCAGGTGCGAGCACGGGTGTAGCTGTTCGGTTGATAGCAACCCCAACAACGAATATCAGCCACACAACAGGCAAGTGCAGGAATTGGGGAGCAGATTTGTTTCACGACGTGAAATGTCTTTGCAAACCATACCGCCTGCATTGGTCGATGAAAAATTAAACGCACAATTTGTCGAATATATGATGGGTTTGCCACAAGGGTGGGTTACCGATTTGGATTTATCACGAGCGCAACAACTCAAAATGCTTGGTAATGGGGTTGTGCCACAACAGGCTTATTACGCTTTACAGTTATTGTGTGAGGTAAATCACTGTCCACATAGTGAGACGATTTAATTAATTAAGCGTAAAGGAGTTTGTATGCATACTGTAGGCTCTAGTGAAGCAGTGGCTCACAAAGCCACAAGGCGAGCCCGACAGGGAAAGCTCGCAAGGTGCTGGCTAGTTGGGATCGCTCTATTCATAGTTAATCTTTGCTTTGTAAAAACTAATTCCGTTGCTGTTAATAAA